CCAGCGTTTGCACATCTTCCTTGTGGAACAGATCCGCGGCCGCGGTCGCGTACGGAAACTGCAAACCACCCGTAAAATTCGTTGCGACTAATCGAGCCATGTCTCTTTTTTTCTCCTTAGATCCACTGCACGGCTTTGATGCGTAACGACCCTCGCCACTGGCGCCCGATCTCATCGAAGCTCTGCATCAGCGAATAGTCCGTAAACATCAACTGCTGCGTCGTTTCGTCCGGCAGGATCACGTTCACCGCACCCGGTGTATCCACCGCCGCCTCGATCAGTTTTTGAATCTGCGTCCTCCCCATCCTGATCGGCACCCCATCCCGCCGCACCAGACCGTCCGCACACAGGATGTCCGCCGAGAATTCCATGATCCGCTGCGGCCGCAGCGCGTGCCCCAGCGACACCGCGCTCACCAGCGGCGAGCTCGTGCCAGACGTGTTGTGCAGATGCACCCGCAATCCCACCAGCGTCGCCGACGCCGTGATCGGAAATTTCACGCGGTCGTACACCGCCGTCTGGAACGTGTGCGCCAGCGCCGTCCACGCCATTCCCACCGTAGGGTCCAGCCGGTACTCGAGCGTCACGTAATTGTTCGCGTCCAGTTTCGGCCCGGTCACTGAGAAATGTCTGAGGCTCTTGAGCGAGGCGTGATACCCGCCGTGCCACGTCGGCAGATCCACCCAGCCATCGCCCGTGAAGTAGCGGTACGCGCTGCACCCCGCGGGATTCGGCGTACAGGGATTCAACATCCACCCGATGCTGCCATCAGAAAACCCGATGTACGTGCGGGTATGCCCCGCGGCCTGGCCGATCTGCGACACGAACAGATGCTGGATCGCTCGCCCCACGAACGGGATGCTGACGCTGCCATGCCACGCGTCGATGTGGACCGGCTCACCCGTCCCTTGTGAGCCCAGCGCAGTGACCAGCGTGCTCTGGCGTGGTCCGCGCACGCCCATCGCCACCCACGCCCCGAACTTGCACAGGTACCCCGTGTTGGTGTCCTTGTCGAGCAGCGCCGCATACGCAAACATCGACTCCACGCCCGCGAACGCCGTCACCGCGCCCGACACGGCGCCCGTGTTGCTGGACAGGTCGTCCGGCCCCACCGACGTCCACGACAGGTCCGGATCGATCCGTCCCAGGCTGTTGCCGTAGGCCACGTACAGCCCATTCTCGAACGTGCCCCAGCGCCGCCCGTTGTCGGGCAGGTCCGCATACCGCAAGAAGGGAAACAGCTCGTGATCGGCGCCCGCGGCGTCCAGCGTGTACAGCCCGTCGGTCTTACCGACGACCAGGGTGCCGCCCGCGGTCACCAGCAACGACGTGATGCCCGCCGACTTGTCGCCCGCCCTGAAGATCAGCGAGGTGTAGTTGGCCTCGTTGGTCGGGTCAGCGTTGGTGTCCAGTTTTCTTAGGCGGTTCGTGTCGTCCGCCCACCAGAACTCCTTGCCGATGACCGTGAACGCCAGCGCGTTGAAGGTCGCCATCGCCGTGTACGCCGTACCGTCCGACGTGTACTGCGCCACCGCACCGGCCAGCGCGAAGAATGCCCGCTGTACCCCGTCGAAGTTTGAGGTAAATACGATCACGTCCAGAATCGGCTGGGTGAACGTCTTCGCGATCGACCACGTGTCGGCACCCACGGCCTTTCTGAGAACGTTGGCGCCGTTGGTGGCGTACAGGGTGGTGCCCAGCTCGAAGAATTTCCCGATGCCCCTGGTCGCATCCACGCCGCCGAGCGTGTACGTATTGATCTCGGGTCCCAGCATCCACGGCCAGACCGACAGGTCTACCGCATTGGCCGACAGGTAGCGCTGGTCGTCCCACTTCTCCTGAATGGCCAGACCCAGACCCAGCGTCAACTGCTGGAAGGGCTCCTCGCGGTCGTTGGTGGGGTTGCTGCCCGCGTACGAATAGTCCGGCGGAGCCACCTGGTTGATCGATTGCGTCTCGACCGATACCAGTGCTGGCTGGCCTGGCTGCGGCGAACCAATGAGAAAGCCCGTACCGTTGATGACCACGTGAAACGGCCAGGGGCGTCGTTTCGCGTACAGGCTCATCCAGCCGTCCTGACGCCTGGGCCGAACGTGCGCTGCCGGTACAGCTTCTTTTGTGGCAGATCCGCCACCAGGTGTTCTCTGACCAGATCGTTGAACGCCGCCACCGCGCTGGCCTGATCGCGGATCAATCGCTGGTTCGCCGCCGGCTCGAGCAGATGCCCGAACTGGCGCCAGCCGGCCACCAGCGCCGCGGACGCGGCCCACCCGCGCATCACCGGCGCCTCGTCTGTTTCCAGGCTCAACCCCTGCTGATCGCCCCAGTTCCCACCCGCGGGACGGCAGTGGTCGTAGGCCCGCTTCAGCACGCGGAGATACATCAGGTCGCCATCGTTGAACGTGTGCGGCTGCGTATTCAAATAGAACGAGCCGCCGTCACGCTCGACCTGGCCCATGATTCTGCGTTCGAACGGGTCCTGCAGGTTGCGGTCCTCACCCGCGGTCAGCAACCCCACCTGCAACACGTTGCCCGTATCGATCAGCCACGGCGCCACCACACTCAGGTCGTGCCTGGTCGTCAAGATGGTCGGCACACACGCGACCTCGACGACCAGCCAGCAGTGGCGCAGCCCTTCGTTGATCAGACGTGTCGAGGTCGGCGCATCGAACGGTCCGAGGACCTCGAAGCGCTCGCCGATGCCGTTGATGCCAGAACCCTCGATGTCCTGGTAGATGTACGTCTCCAGATCGGCGTAGGTGAACGCCTCCAGAAAGCCGTAGGTCGTACCCGTGGCGGCCGAATACGGCGCCACGGCCCATACGCTATCGGGCGTGAGGGTACCCGTCGACGGGTCGTAGCTCATCACGTACCGATTGCGATCAGTCACCTGCGTCGCGTTCGGTCGGTACAGCGGTCGGTCGATCAACTGGTCCTGCTGGGGAATGCCCGACTGGATCGGGTAGATGGTGCAGACGAGTTTGGTCAGGTCCGAGCCGCCCATCGCTCTGACCTCGTACGACTCGGGGCCGATAAACGGACCCGCTTCCTGCGAAAGACTCGAACGAATCAGGTTCAGCGTCGCGGTATGCGTCGCCACAAGCGGCGGTGTCACCCACGGCGGCAGTTGGAGTGGCGGAGAAGGCAGCGGCGGGGTCGTCATCAGGCTGGTCCGTACACCAGGTCGTCGATGCTGTTGATCACGGGTCTGGCCTCGAGGGCGGTCACGCGCGCCGCCAGTGCGGTGAATTCAGCCGGCGTCGGGTGAACGTCCGCCCCCAGCTTGGCCGCGGTCACCGACCCATCGGCAAGGTCCACCGTCTGGATCGTCCCGTCAGCAATCTTGACTGACGTAATCGCACCATTGGCAATGTCCACCGTTTGAATCGTGCCGTCGGCAATCTTGGCCGAGGTGATCGACCCATCAGCCACCGTGATCGTCTGCCAGTCGTCAGGCAGCGTCAAGGTCAGCAACGTGCCCGACGGCAACCTGCCGCTCACGATCAGTTTGCCCGTATGCACCCACGTCCCATCAGTCTGCTGCCCACCGACCAGGGTGTACTCAGACGTGGACATCCGTCACCCTCGCACCCGGCCGCTTGATCACCACGCTGGCGCGCACGCCACCCTGGGACGCGCGATTGTCCCTACGGTAAACCGTGGCCGCGATCGTGTCGTACACCCGCTTGTAGTCGGTGTCACGGGTCAGCCCCAGCTCACGCATCGCGTCCTCACGCGGCAGAGACAGCCACCACTCGCCGTCGACGACGTCCGGCGTATTGGCATCTCCGATCATGGGGTCGCCGTCCAGACAGTAGCCGTCGCGTTCGATGCGGATCTCGCCCACGACGCCCTCGAGCAATCGGGTCGCTCGCAGCACGTCGTCCCACGTCTGGCAGTAGCGCACCTCGTGCTGACCTGGATTAAAGGTCAGCCGGAAAAAGCCTGAACCGAAGGCGCAGTCGGGCCGATGCGCCGCCATGACGCTCAGGTACTCGGTCCGACCGTGCTCGTCGATCACGCCGTGGCTTCAGGCTCTGCCTCGTCGGCAGGCTCCTCGACGGGCTCAGTGGCGTTAGCGACCACCTCGCGCGCCGCCGCGATCCACGCCGTTTTGTACGCGTCGCCGAGGTCGCCCCACGCGGGCAAGTTGTCACCGGTCGCCAGCGACTTGCCGCCGGTGTTGGCCGAGTACGCCTCGTACGCCACCTGGCCGAGGGCGTTGTCGTCGTCCTGCATCACCATCTCCTAGCTGGTCGTGAACGTGCCATCTGGCGAGTAGGTCGTCAGACCGTTGGCGTACGCCGCAATGCGGTAGTGGTACAGCGTGCCCGTGGTCAGCCCTGACAGCGCCTTGACCTGCGGACCCGTGCCCGACCCCTGCGTGTTGCTCGTGCCGTAAGAGGTGGTCGTGCCGTAGTCGATCCAGTTCAAGGCCGATTGCGACAACGTGAAGTTGACGGTCGCGGCGACCGTGGTAATGCCCGTGACCGAAATGGCCGTGATGCTGACTGCCTGACCGGTGGCCACGCTGGGCGAGCCATTCGGAAAGACCGCGGTGGCGGCCGACGCGTTGGGCGGCCACCCCGCCGGACCAGGCGGCGCCTGACCCGTTTCGTTCCCACGCCAATCGACGGGCGTGTGCGTCCACAGGCCCATCGCGGCCCCGACCTGCGAGCCGATTTTGCCGCCGTCCAGCGGCATCGTCAGGACCTCGGCCGAGCCGGCGCCTCGACGTGCTCAGCCCTGGGCGCGTGCGTTTCACGTTCTGCCTTCGGGGCCGCCTTGGCGGCCTGCTCGGCGCTATACGCCTCCAGGCTTTCGATGGTCTGCTCGCCCGTGATGGTGAACCCTTCGCGCAGGTACACCTCGGCGCTGGTCGCCGGCGCAATAATCGACTCGCCGTCAGGCTTCAGATAGGTGAAGTACAGCGTGCTGGGCGGCGTGACCGCCGGGCCGTGCTCGTGCATCAGGTTCGCCTGAGCCACGAAATCCACAGGTTCACTCATGTCCTGCTCCTTCGACGCGCCTCGTCGATGGGATCTTTCCCGGTGCCTTCGATCGTGGTTGCCCTGGCGCCGTCCGCGCTCAGTTTGCGTTGCAGGTCCTCGAGCGCGTTGGTGGCGCTCGTCTCGACGCCGCGCAGCAGGCTCGGCTCGGGCTCGTCCCGAAACTTGGTGTCGACCACCCGGATCACCGCGCCGTGCGCGCGGATGTCCCGGATGGTGGCCTCGAGCTCGTCGGTGGATTGCGAGTCGATCGTCTCGACGTCGATCAGGGTGCCCAGCGTGGGATCTTTGAGGTCGGCTTTGCGAATCGCGTTGATCAGCTTGGCCCGCTTGCGCTGCTCGGCGATAACCCTGGGCCGCTCCAGCCGTTCCCACTCCTCGACTTCCGACAGCGAGTCGCCCTGCGCGGCGGTGACGGCCAGCAGGTGGAACCCCAGGTCGGCGTACAACGCGCGGTTCTGGGGGTCAGACTGCAACTGGACGATGTCGCCGTTGGGGGTCGCCCACCAGCGCAGCGGGTAGTTGTAGTTCTGCCCGCGTCTGAGGGGAATGTCCGAGCGTCCAAGCGTTTTTGATTGCATCCGCTCGGTGAAGGTGTCGGTCGCCACTGTTACGAGACTCCCTTGGCCCACACGCCGAACGTCGGTCGCATCATCTGGTGGCCGTAAATCTCTTCGACGGCCAATTTCCACGAGAAAACGTCGATGTCGTAGAAGATGTGCGACTTGGGCGTGCGCTGCATCACCAGCGCGATGGCTTCCCGATGGCCGATGAAGTTGTTGGCCTGGCCGCCAGCCGGCTTGACGAGGTTGGTGGTGACGCCCAGGTTCAGCCCGTACATGTCGCCAAGTTGACCGTCCTTGGACGGCAGGTTCGTGTTGCCGATGTACAGGGCATTGCTCCACCGGTCCAACGCCAGCTTGGCCACCTTCTCAGCCGGTGACATCAAGAAGAATCTTTCCGTTTGCGGCGCGTCGGCGTTATCGAGAAGCTGCACCGCGGCCAGGACGTTGGCGTCGGAGAGGGCCGTGCCCAGCGTGCCGACGGTCTGCGTGAAGCCCGCGACGTCCACGGCCAGGTTGGTGTCGACGTCCTTGGCCAGCGCGTAGCCCAGCTTCTGCTGGTATTCGGATTGGACATCGATGATGCTCTGCACCTTCACGATGTCCTCAATTCCCAATGCTGCATACGACCAGATGTTGAGCGTGATCGTGGTCGCCGTCTCGGCAACGGTTTCGTACACGATCGCGGTATTTTCGGTCTTAGCTCGAGCGGCCAGGTTGCCGATTGAGGCGACCTTGACGGTCTTGCCAACGCTGGCATCGTTCTCGAAACCGCGATTGACGGACTTGGCGAACAACAGGTTCGACTCGGTTGCACGGAGAACCTGCTTGCTCCAGATGTCGGGCGAGAAGACGCCGTCGCTGATGGTTTTATCAACGAACTCAGTGGCACCGGTGGCCATCGATGAACCCCCTAATGTTGACGAACGGGGATGCCGCGGGTTGACCGATGGCGTACCCCTGGCTTTGGCTTACCGTTCTCGTCGAACAGCGCCTCATATTCGCGTAACGTCATGGCGGCGATCATTTCGTCTGTCACTTCTCGGACGCGACC